CTTAAAGAAAAGAAACGAAGAAAGAAAAGGCTTAAGAGTAACTTATGGTGAACTATGATTCTCAAGTTTATCACTCGAAAATTCAGTACGAGGAAAAACAAAGACAAACCAAAGAGCAGTTCTTTAAAAGCAAATACGATGGTAAGAGTCAAGAAGAGTTTAAGCAAGAAGTGGACAAATTGTGGAAAGACATTGACCACTCTTATATGGACAGAACCATCCAGGACTTAACTAACAAGATAAAGTTACAAGATGGAGTTACTATGGGGGAGCAACAAGCCTTGCCTAATAGATACGAACTAAACCCAGTATCAGACTTTACGAATATAGAGAACAATTATGCAGATTATCTAGGTAGAGTATATGGACAGAGTGATGACAATTCAGTCGAATATCTAACTGAAAGAATAAAGAAGTTTGAAAGAGTAGAACGAACTATAGCCTATTACAGGAATGGTCAAATCTACTCAATGCACACACCTAGTGAGTACTTGTCAATGCTATACAATGTGAATCTTCGAATGGCTAGTTGGAATCAGACCATAAAAGATGGAGAGATTTTAGGCATAGATCTAGTAATACTAGAAAGCCACCCAAACGGATGTGATGTATGCAACTCTCATATGGGAAAGATTTATTCAATAAGTGGCAAGTCAAATAGATACCCTAGCATAGACCAAGCCTATAACGATGGAGTAGGACATCCAAACTGCAAATGCAATTTCTCGTTGTACTGGGATGATAGACAACTACTAATGCAACCAATCACAGACAACTACGAGGCATTGCAGAAGGCAAGAGGACTGGAGCGAGATATAGAGCGATTAAATACAGATTATGACCTTTATACATATATAGGCAACTATGGAGAAGCAGACAAAACACTAGAAAAGATAAACGCATTAAATGATGCACTAAATGAGTTATTAGTTTTGTACGATATAGCATCGTACTTAAATATATGAGCGAAACCTCATTAAACTACAAACTTGCAACTCTCTAATTTTATTAAAAGGAGAGTAAAAAATGGAGATATCTAAATATCTTACAAACAAAGATATTCAAATCACAAATGATGATGTGAGTATCGAAAAACTACAAAAAGACCTTACAAAAGGGATGTACACAGAGGATGACCTTAAGGCAGAAATTCAAAAGGTTAAGGACTCATACGAAGAAAGTAACAAAGAAGTAAATGGGAAGTTGGCAAAACTTCAAACAGACTACGATTCACTTTCTAACAAGTATGCAGAACAAAGTCAAGATTTAAAGAACAAGAACCTATTGAATGTAATGCTAGAGCAAGGGTTTAAATCTTCTAGTTTCGATGAAGTTTCAAAATTAAGACAAAGTCTATATGGCGATGAACCTGATGACACGAAAGCAGTTCAAAAAGTAAAAGAACATTTCGGTAAAGTTTACTTTGAAGAGTCAAAGGGACAAGCACCTAATGAAGGTAGTTTTGAGTCAAAGAAGGCAGATGACACTTCTAAAATAGTCATCACAAGAAATACAAAATTAAGTCAGTTAATGACAAAGTAAGGAGTTTAAAATGGCAAATTTTACACAAATAGGTTTAGACCTACAATCAGTTCTTAAGAGAACATACGCAAATTTATTATATCAATCAAGTTTCTACAAATTCTTAAATGAGGCTTATATTGGCGAAGTAAGAATGACAGGAGCACCAATAATCGAGATCATCAAACAAAAACCAACTGCAATCAATACTAGAGCAGATGCAGAGATGGCTTCTGCAACATCTCCAGCATTAGCAACATATGACCAAACTATAGTTAACTTAACAGAACTTCCAATGGACTATTCATTCAGAGTTCCAGTAACAGTAACAGGTTCAAACATTGCAAACGCATTAGAAGGACAAATCGATGTAAATGATAGCGAAGTAGCAATCAAGATTGATACTTATGGTTTTGACAAATTAGCAGATACAATAACAGGAGACAGAACTGGAGGAAACACTGCACTAACTACAGGAACAACAAAACAATGGGCACCTGCAACACAAGATGCTTATATCTCTTTAATCAATGAATTGAAAGCAACATTATTCAACTTAAAAGTATACGATGCTTATAGATTAGGACTAGAAGCAATCGAATACGGAAAACTAGTTTCTGCCTTAACATCAGTTCTTAAATTCGAAACTATGGCAGGAGTAGAAGGAGTAGACAGAGGAGAAGTTGGTAGAGCATATGGAGTAGATATATTCCCAATCAACTCAAGTGTTTTAACAAATAGCGAACTTGGTTACTTTGGTTCACCAGTTGCTTGTGTTGGAGATGCTTTCTTCACACAAATGAACGAATGGGATGGAGACTACCCAGGCTTCCCAGGTTACTTCGTAATCGAAGGAAATATCTTATTTGGTGCAGAAGTAGTAAGACCAGAAGCAATGATTAAATTAACTGCCTAATAGAAAGGAAGGTGAACTATGCAACTATTTACTGAAAGCGAATATAAGGCAAGATACGACAATGAAGAAATAGATACCACAACAATAGAAGAAGCATCTGATATGATATTCGCCCAATGTTCACCAATGTACAGAAGAGAGTGGACATCAACAGATGTTCCAACAGAAATAAAAAGGGCTTGTTTAGTACAAGCGAAGTTCTTAAAAGATTATGAAATACCAGACATTGACTACAAATCGAAAGTCAAAGCAGGAGAAATGGAAACCGAGTTAAGTTCACACTATTCTACTTACGCATTAACGATTTTAGCCAATGCAGGGTATATGTATAGAGGCAGTCTACCTAATTTCTTCATTGATATTAATTTAGGAGATTAAGATGTTTATTACAAAACCAAAAACTGCAACCCTATTGAAGAAAAGGTCAAGTGAATACTACGATGATGAAACTACAGAGGAAGTACAAATCAAAGTAGTTCCATACAATGTAGATATGGCAATTAGATTCGGCATAGTGACAATACCTGAAGCAACAGGGTATTTCATTACAAAGATGATAGATGCCAAAGAAGGCGACCAGGTTCAATATGATGGTCACATTTATACAATTCTAAAAGTCAGTGACTTGTGGCAATTTAATAAAATAACAAACCTTGTTTTAGGAGTGAAATGAACCCTGAAATACATTACAATCACGAAACTTTTAGAAGACTATGGAATGCGAGTGACAAGGTAGTCTATGCGATAGCAAGACAAACACTAGATATGGTAGGTAGTTCAAAGGCAACTGCATACAAGAGTGGCGAAACTGAAAGGTCAATGTACTCTAGAGGAGTTCAAAAAGACTCACAAGGGTACTACATAGGAAACTTCACAAACTATGCAAGTATAGTTTATAAGAAAGGCGAAAACACTCATTGGACTAACCCTCACACTCGACCACAATGGTTTGATTCAATATGGAAGCAATATGGATTGATGATAATAGACAACTGCGTAAGGAGATATTTATGATAGACAAAAATTTGATACTCATAGAATATTTAAGACAAGTAGAAAGTGGAAACACTTTGCAATTTGAACTTCAACAACCATTAAGAGGTTATACATTCAAAAGTGAATACTCAACTAACGACCAAGATTTAAAAGTAGTAGTAGTAAGCCAAAGACCAACTGAAAAGCAAGTACTTTGGTGTGGAAAGAAGTTATTTGAGGCATTCCAAGTTGAAGTGTTTGGTGATTCTATAAGAGATGAAAAAGAAGTAGCCAATAGTATAGGTGAGTTGATAGGTGACAACGTAACGATCACTTATAATGGCAAGAACTATCAGATAATGTTTATGCAGATGTCAAACCCTCAATCAGTAGTCTATGATGATATAAGGCGAGTAGCCTATACAATGATTTTAAGAACTTTAATAAATGAAATTTAGAAAGGAAAAACGATGAGCGAATATTATACAAGTAATAGACAAGTAATCACCAACCTAAACATTAATACTGGAACTACTTCAACACCAGTATGGTCAAGTTTATGTTGTGCAAGTGAGATTACTTTAAATCTAGATACTGAAAGTGAAGATTTCTATGTATGGTGCGATGCTATACAAAGACACTTACCAACAGGAATCAACGCAGAAGTATCAACTACATTAAAAGTAGATGCACAAAGTGCAGGAGTTCAAGAAATTCTAACAAGAATACAAACTCTATTAACAAGTGGCACAATAGGAACACTACAAAACATAGGAATTAAATTTGACTTGTTAACAGGTTATGACCAAAACGCATTGACATACCAATCAATCGAATTTGATGCAAACTTATCACTAGATGAACTAGGTGGCGAGGCAGAAGGAAGTGCAGAAATAGGAGTTACTTTCGCATTAAACGGAGTAGGAACTGCAAAATAAATAACAAACTAGGAAGGGTGAGGGGAACTTCACCCTTTTATTAAAAAGGAGAATTAAATGGCAGAAGGTGGAGAGGTTCTCTTTCGTTTTCTAGGAGATGATAGAGAACTACAACAAACAATAAATGGTGTACAAAAAGCACTAGATAGCATATCAACCTCAAGTCTAGATGCCATAGGAGATGGATTCACCAAACTAGGTGGAGTTATAACAGGAGCAACAGGAGCAATAGTAGGCTTTGGTGCTAAATACAATAGTGAGATAGAGTCTATCACGATGTCACTTGAAACCTTGACTGGATCTAGTGAAGAAGCA